GCTGTCAGAGGCCAATCTGAAGGGCTGTCACCCAGTGCAGAACGTTGGCGCGGTCGAGACGTATCAGAGGCGTTACCTCTGGCAAGTCGCGCTGGAGATTGTCGAGCATAGCGCAGTAGATGGCGCGCAGGTCGCCGGCAAGAAGCCGGGAAAGATTGCTGTCAAGGAAGGCATTGGCGACGATCTCCCAGAAGACTGGAAATCCTACCTCAAGGGCCTGGCCTTTGAAGTGAAAGAAGACGTTGACGCTGGCCGTCTGGATGACGCAAAGAAGCGCATCAAAGACGCAGCCCTTGAAGACGATCAATACATCTACATGGATCGCCAGCTCGACTCCAAGACCCGTTCCGCACTCAAGCCAAAGGCACCAGTATGACCCAGTATGACAACACCAACCGTGGAGTTCTCTTCATCAACGACCGCAAAGAAGAGGGCAGCAACAAGCCGGACCGCACTGGCTCCATCAACGTTGACGGCGTGGAATACTTCCTCGACGGCTGGATAAAGTCGGGGCAGAAAGGCCAGTTCCTGAGCCTTTCCATCAAGCGCAAGGACAAGCAACCACAGCAGGAGAGCCGCCCGGCCCAGCGCCCGCAGCAACCACCACAGCAACGCCAGCAGCCCCCACAGCGGGGAAACGACAGCTATGGTGGTGGTTATCAAGACGATGACAGCGCCCCACCATTCTGATCAGCCTGGCTATTTGATACCGACCTCATTGGAGCAAGACATGAGCACACCTGAAATCAACATCACTTCCCGTCACATCAAGTACGGCGCTATCGCCCTGATGGCCGCCATCGTTCTGGCTTTCTGCTGGCCGCTCTACACAGTGCCCACAGGCCATCGCGGCGTCATCACCGTGGGCGGCGCAATCAAGGGCATCGAGCCGGAAGGCTTCACGCTTATCTGGCCATGGCAGAAGCTCAGCGTGTTCAACGTGCGCGCCGAACAGGCCAGCATTGAGAACGCCGATGGCGCCACTGCTGACCAGCAACCCGTGAAGACAAGCCTTGTGGTGCGCTACTCAGTGCTACCCGACAAGGTGGCCCACGTCTTCGAGCAATACAGCCGCGACGGCAACCTTGACTCGTACATCCAGACAGCCAGCATGGATGCATTCAAGGCGGTCACGGCACGCTACTCCGCCCCCGACCTGATCGCCAAGCGGCCACAGGTAGCAACGGACATCGTTGCCCAACTCCGAGCCAAGGCCGGCGTGTATGGCGCGCAGATCATCAATGTGGACATGACCAACTTCTCCTTCAACCCGGCCTACATGGCGGCGATCAATGAGAAGGTCACGCAAGAGCAGTTGCGCCAAGCGGCCGAGAACAAGGTGCTCACCGTCAGCGCCCAGCAAAAGGAAAAGGTCGCCATCGCCGAAGCCGAAGCCACGGCCCGCAAGGCAGAGGCTGACGGCCGCGCGTACGCCGTGACCAAGGCCGCTGAAGCTGAGGCGAACGCCCTGCGCATTCAGAACGCGGCGCTCACGCAGTCCAAGGACGCGCTCGAACTGCGACGCATCGAAGTGGAGCTGGCCAAGGCCCAGAAGTGGAACGGCGCATTGCCTACCAACATGTACAGCGGAGCGCCCATCCCATTCCTCAGCCTGACGCCAGAAGTCAGCCCCAAGAAGTAACCCGGAGGCAGCATGAACCCCGCCCTTGATTCACGCGCGAGATTTGAGGCGCACCGCCTGGAGAAGACAGGCCGGAGGCCACGCACATGGGGCGCCGGAACTTTCTCCGGCGATGAAGTGCCGACCCGATTGCAGGGCAAGTACGTCGAACCCATCGAGCAGGCCGCCTGGGAGGCTTGGCAAGCTGCCATTGCATCCATAGCGGCGATGGTGCCGGTGTACCGCTGCACTCTGATGAGCCGCGCGGCGATGAAGAAGGCCGGCCAGGTCGGCTGGTTCGTGGACTGCGCTGGCGGCCAGACGCTGGAAATGCGCGACGCTGTGCAGTCGGATATTGACCGCTGCAACCTGGGCGAGAGCCACAGCCGCGACCCTGCCGACTGGATGTGCGAGACGATCCCGCACGGTGCCCTGGTGGCCCGCGCAGCCATTGTGCACACCATGCCGACCGACTTCTACGTGGTCGCGCCACCCACCCCACAAGACCCACCCATAGCGGCACTGGCCGCCAAGGAATGACATGAGCAACCCTGACCAACACTACCCAGATGGATTTGATGCCAGCTGCGGCATGACGCCCGAAGTCATGCAGGCCGCGAACCAACTTGCAAGCAGTCTCACGGGGAAACGTGACTGGGATGTGCCAGCCATCGCAGCTGCCCTCACCGTAGCGGGCGCCCCCACTGAGGCCGCTGCAATGGCGGCAACGGTGCCGGCCGTAGCAACACCTGCTAAAACCCCGGACAAGGCGAAGTTTTGGGCGTGGTGGGAGCCGTACCAATTGCCCGATGGCTGGATTGCTCGACTCGATTTGATAGCGTGGCACGCATGGCAGGCCGCTAAGGCGCAACGAGAAGACAACCCGCCCAGCAACGATGAGATTGATTCAATGGCGCGGGCTTACTTGGGTGATTGCGGCCCACAAGCTACCCGGATTTACAGTTTTGTCCACGCCATCCTCTCACGCTTCAGCCATGCCGCCCCCCAGGCCTCCGTGGCCGGCCAGCCCGCCGAACCCTCCCCGGCTGAATCGGTGTGGCTGTTTAAGCACGAAGGGAAGTGGCACCACTTTGTTGACGAGGGGCATCGCCAGCGGACCATTGAGGACGGGCGCTGGGACGTGCGCGAGTTTGTGGCCGCCCCCAAGGGAGATAGCAATGGCTGATGCACCAACCCTAGCGCAAGCGTGGCAGGAAGGCTTGAAGGCAGGCCGCAAGTGGCATGACGACCTAAACGAATTCTGGTGGGATCACACCGCTGGGGCGCCTGGGGAACCTGCCGCGCCGCCAAATCCGTATGACGCCGCCACCCCCTCGCCACCAGTAGCAGCCACGCCCGTGGCGCCGGCCGACGCCGTTCGTTATCAGTGGCTGCGCCGTTGGAAAGGGCAGGAGCACGAACCGCTGTTCACTGTGCGGCATGAAATCGAGGGCACGTTGTGGGGCCCTGATTTGGATGCGGCTATTGACGCCGCAATGCTAGACCCGGCTTACGTGCCAACGAAGACCGCGCAGCCCCAGCCGCTCACGGGGGCACGCTCCGCTGCGTACTACGAGATCGACCGCTTTCTGAGGAACAACCTCGGCGACGAGGACTATGCGGAATACAGCAAGGCGCTCGACCTCGTCACCGCCCCCAGCACCCCTACCCCACCCGAGGTTGCCCCATGAGCACGACACCGACACTGCGGGATGCCGCGCAAGCCGTCATTGACGCAACCGCCGATGAAACCCTCAACCGCGAGCACTTGGACGCGCTGGAGGCCGCACTCACCCAGGGCGCGGGGGAGGCAGTCGAGTGGGAAGACTGGACGCCCGAGGTGGAATCGCGTTTCAGGGAACTGTCTGACGAGGCCGAAGTGTGGCTGGCACTGCGCAGCGACCCCAGCTTTCCGGCTCGCGCCTACTGGAACACAACCGACAACAGATTCCATAACCTAGATGACGGCTATCTGGAGCGGTCAGCCAACATCACTCACGTTATGCCGCGCAGGCACCCTGATACGCCAATGCGGATTGCCGCCATCCGCGCGAAAGGAACCCATGACTGAAACCATCGACACCGCCCAGCCCGAGGCACTGCGCCTCCTCCAGTGGTACGACGAAGACGGTTTTGCCCAAGGCACGAAAGCGCCAAGCAAGTGGGTACTGCAGGCCGCCGCAGAACTGCGGAACCTCCACGCCGCCAACGTCTACAACTCCGACCTGTGCGCCCAAGCACTGGACGAAGTGCGACGGCTCACCAGTGCCCTTGCCGCAGCCGAGGCGAGGAATGCCACGCTGACGGACGATGCGGCGCGGCTGGACTTCATGTGCAACAAGCCTGCACGCTTCATCGATATGGAGGATGGCGGCTGGTGGCGTGTCTACGAGGACCAAGCGCCACCAGAGGAACCGCACGCGCAATGGCGAGCCATCGTGACCAAGCACGAACAGACTCCACGCGCAGCCATCGACGCAGCCATGCAGACCCGCGCTGCGGCCTCTATCAGCACCAACCCTGCAGGAGATGCCCATGCTGACACCCGATGAACTCGAAGCCCTGGCCCGCAAGCACGGCGCCACCAGCTACCGCAACCGGGCCGACACCGCGCACCCTGCATACGGGTTCTCGGAAGCGGGGTTGCAAGCGCTGATCGCCGAAGCCCAGGCCGCCACGCTCGCCACAGTCACCCCTCTGGTGCAACTGGCGCTGGAGGAATTGGACGATGGCTACGAGCACGCGCAGGACTGCATGCGAATTTGTGGCAGCCAGTACAAATGCAAATGCCAGAAACCGGCGACCCTCGCAAAGCTACGCGCCTTTCTCAGCGGCGCCACCAAGGAGAGCACAGACCATGGCTGATGCATACGAATCGACGCAGATGCGCTGGAAGCCCTGCGCTTCTTCCAAGGCAAGCCTGCATATCCCGCAGTACGGTGGCGAGTGGTACGAGTCATACACACTGCAGTACCGCACGCTTCTTCGCGTTGAACCAGGGAGCGAATACGGCGAGACCGGCTTTCACCTCCACTGGTCCGAATGGCTTGATGTGCCGATACCCCATGAACGGGATGGCGATGATGCAGAAACCGAATTCAGGGCCGCCCAGCCAGCGCAGGCAGGGGCGGACAGGGCGGGCTAGTTACTCAGGCCGAAGCTTCACCGGGGCTTTCTTCTGGATGACACAAGATCCTTCCGCGCTGTACTCCATGAAGCAAAAGGACCCCATGCGGAATGTGGAGCACCCAGTAGTTACCAGGCAAAGGAATAGGGCTAGGGTGAGTTTCATTAGGGAGCCTCTCGGTTGGTTTCAGGGTGTGGCGGGTTCTTCTCGGCATAGTACGAGGCTCCGCCTACTCGCACCGCTAGGAACATTGCATAAGCACTTGCCTTGTTCATCTCATTCGCCATCGCCCTGTAAAACACCGAATCCGCCCACTCGCGGGGGAAGTGTTCGGAGTACAGCCAATCATGGAGGATTGCGGCTCTGCGGGCTTTGTTGCCGAACAGTAGGTATGCACCGGGGATTCTCGGGACGCTGGCTAAGTCGGTGGTGAAACCTGCAGGGACTTTGAGGGTGAGCAATTCACCTTCGAGGGATTCGGCCTGGATGTACCAGTCTGTCAGCATCACCCATTCATCGCCACGGCCACGGGGGGATATGCCGGGCTCCCCGATGAAGCGGACGGTGAAGTCGAGGGGGCTCATGGTGCTTTCTGCAGGTTCTGCGCAATGCGCCGCGCCCAGCCTTTGCCGAAGTCTTTCCACGTTGCCAAGTCGGTCATGAACTCCAGACGTATGCCGTTGTACCTGGCCTGTATTGTGGCCGGGTGGAGCGCCTTGACCGCTTGCATGGTGTCTTTCCCCATCACTCCATCAACCTTAGCGCCTGCGGCCTCCTGCAGCCACTTGATGGACCGATTGACGCCACTGTTCACGGCGCCATCGAACACATCAAAGGCGAGCGCGGGCGGCAGATCGGGACAGCCCGCCTTGTCCCAGTAGTCGCGGCGATAGATGAATTTGGCCTGATTGAGCGTCAGACCCTTTATGTCCAACTCGGGATAGCTGCGCTTAGAGATACCGAAGCGAGTTTCGCCGCCAGGGTCAGCCGGGTTGTGAACGTAGCCGCCTTCGTGGCCGATCAGGATCTCAAATGCTTCATCAAAGTTCATAGTAGTCCTATGCGTTGCGCCATGTGTTGCCCTTGCTGATGTGCCAAGCGCTCATGTAGGGCACGCCGACAGTCAACGCGACTTCTCTGCAGGGCGTCCCTTGCTCGAGCATCTGCTTGACTTGCTTTGCCTGCTCAAGCGTGCACCGCGCATTACGTCTTAGCTGAGAGTTGATCATGTGCGGGATGAACCGGCAGTTTTCTGGAGTGTAGTCCCCATCAGTGTCGCGACGGTCTATTTCCAACCCTTCTTGATAGCCGTTGGCCATGGCCCAAGAAAAGAACTCTGATGGCGAATCCCGCCATGCTTTGCAAACGTCAATCCCCCGACTGCCATAGTAGCGGTAGCTCGAGGCGCTGGGGTAGGTGCAGCGGGCGACCATGCCACTCCACATCCTGTAAATTGGCGCGTCAGACAGGCCGTGCGTTTTGCGCCTAGCCATTGCGCATTGTTGACATGGCCTCTCGAGCTTTCGCTTATCCGCCAAGCGCACTTTGCCGCAGTCTGGGCAGACGCAGTTGAACAGTGGCGTACCGTTGCTCGAGCGCGAAGCGGGGATACAATCTTTGTCAGTCATTTGCCGAACCTCCGTCTAGGTTGGTGGGTGATTAGGGCTGGCAGCGTTCCTGCGCTGTTTCGCCCGCCTATATTTTATCCTCAATGCACCGTAGGTTGTTTGGCCTCAAGAGGGGCCGGCGCGCTGGGCCGGGTGGAGTCGAATCCATCGTCTGTCACCTGCAGCGATTTGCGGTGCCATGCCCCAGGCGTCAAAACCCCTGTCAAGACCGCTAGGACGGCCAGCAAGGGCACTGGGATTGTGTGGCGGGGGAACATCGGCCCGCGCGCCCCCAGGTCGTACAGCAGGTACGAAAGCCCTAGCCAGGCAATCGAGCCCAGCAGCAGCCCGAACAAGACCCGGCGCCGCCCACCAATAATGTGCATGACAAGCAGGTACGCATTGCACGCACAGAACAGGTAGAGCAGGAGGGGTTTCATTTTTGCAGGAACCTTGTCATGGCGTACTCAATCGACTTCGCTCCACCAATCGCGGCAAGAGCCACCGTAGCGGGGAGCATCCATTGGCCTAGCTGCCAGTGTCTTCCGAGGAAGTAGAAGATTGCGGCAGCCATCCAGCACACTGCAGACTGAGAAGCAACCATCACAGTCCATTGCTTCATGGTCATTGGAATGTACGGAGGGACGCTTGGGTCTGCTTGTCGGGCGAGCATGTTCTCTCGCTCTGCGTCGATCTCAGCCTTGACCTTGCCTAGGACCACGGTGATAACCCCCATGGAGGCCATCAGCAGAGAAAACCACCACTTGTCGTTTTCTGTCGTATCCACCAGGGGCGCGGCCACCGCAGCACCAGCCCACATCATGAATACGAGCCCCTGAATGTAGGACAGCATTCTCATTGCCGGTGTGTCCATGGGTCGCGACAAGCGATGAACAGGGCGAACATAGCGTCGAGGCCGTATCTCAAGATCACCGGCATGACGTAGCCCGACACGAGATTCTGATGGATAAGAGCTGTCAGCCCAATCACCAGGCCCATCAGCCACAAATAGCGAAACCGGCGAATTTGCGTGAAGATGCATGCCCGAGCTTTCAATAGATCATGGAATATTGTATCCAATACCCCCCAAATGGCACAGAACGCAAGAGACACCGAGGCCGCCCGGCCATTCAGTGTTTCGTAGTTCAGCCCGTTGATGTAATGCTGCGAATCTGGGTCAGTCCACCCAAGGACTACCGCGAGCAAGACTGACAGACACACATACAACCTGCACAGCCAAAAGCGTTCACGCGGCATAATCAGGAACCACTTTTAGGGGTAGACATGACACAGAAACCTAGCGATGGAGCCATGCTCCTTTGGATATGGGGGCCGGTGGTTTTGATCATTGGTGGCATCAGCCTACTGTTGTGGGGAGTAGTTCAACAGGCCACTGCCGATCATCCCGCGAACCTGGGCGTCCACAAGACGCGGGTCGAGAGTCGTCCGAGAAGCCGCAGCGTTGACGACGCCTTGATTCGTCAGCCCACGGGCAGCGGCGTTCGCACCGAGCAACCCGGTAGCAGCGCCAACCGGTATTAGCGGGTTCAGCAGGCCGCCAGCAGCACCCAGGCCACCAACACCAACCAACCCAAGCAAGCCTCGCGCAGCAGTGTTAGCTCCAGTCCCGGATGGGTTGGCCCACATCTTGGAGTTGTCGCGCATCATGCTAGTAGCTTTGGCCACAGCATCAATGTCGGCCTTCACCTTGTCCGCATTTGGGAACCCGCTCACCAGTTCATCCCGTGCGCGAGGGTTCATCCTGTTCCAGTTGGTCAGGAATGTTTCGGGGCTCCAGTTCGTGCCCATTTCATTCTGCTGGCCTGGCGTGGCTTTTCCAAGCCGCTCAATGACAGTCCCGGCGACTTGACCACGCGCGCCTTCTGGCAAAGACTTCTTCACCGCCTGCAGGGTAGACACGCCATCGGGGAGGGTACGCTCCAGCATCTGGAAAGCACGCTCAGGCGAAGTAGCATCGGCGAATGGTTGCACTCGTTCAATGCGCTGCATCCCAGAACGGGTAAAGTCGTTGGCTCGATTGAATGCGCCGGACGCCTCAGGACCAGCCTGACGGGCGGCTGCTTGCAGATCATCTGACAACGCGGCATACAGCGGGTTCCATTTGCTTCTGGGCACGCTGCTTGCCAAGTTGGCATCAGCAATCTCGTTGCCGACAAGCGTTCTAGTTTTCTTCATCGCCTCGAATGGAAGCGTGTTTGATGGCGTTGGCAATACCCCAACTCCGGAGAAGGCCGAAGTCAACATTGGGTCAATGCGCGTTGTGCGCTCGCCAACCACGGGCTCTTGCGGGACAACACGCCCCATGGAATCTGTGCGCATCGGGACGCGGCCATAGATTGGAACATCTCCCCCAGGTATGCCAATTCGCTGGGCCTCTGCGCCAGAAATCGGCACTTGGCGCCCCATCATGTCCGTCTTGGTGGGCGTCCGGCCTTCAATACTTGCGCCAGATTGTCGAGATGTCCCAACTTGATCGCCGCGATAGACGGGGCGGCCCATCATGTCCACGCCAACCGGCTCAACCCGGCCAAACACTGGCGAAGTGATCGACACGGGCGAACCTTTAGCCGTCTCGCCTATATCTGCCAATAGCGCGCGTTCAATGGACTGGATCTGCGAGTTCTTGAACTGCTTTGAAAGCTCTGGGGCGCCGGGGATGTCGGCATTCAGCGCAGCAAGAGTGCGCTTGGTGGCCTCCACGTTGACCGGAGTACGAGGCGGGATGAACTGGTCGAGCCGGTCATACAGCGCCGACTGGTTGCCCTTGAACTCGTCGCGGAACTGCCTCAATCCTGCCTGTATGGCTTGCCCAGACTCCAAAGAGCCCCGGTTGATCGATGCGGCATTGGCTGCGCGCTCGTTCGTTCCTTGCAATCCGCCGAGAGCTTCCTCCCGTGCACGGCGCATCACGCCGATAGCGCCGGGGGTTTGCTGCAGCAGGTTCTCTACCCCGCCGATCATCTGATTGCCAGATGCGAGGCCGAGGGTCGGATTCTCCACCCCTGCCGCCTTCAAGTCTTGGATGCGCTGGGCCATCTGCTGGCGGCCCTTTTCATCGCCACGGATTGCGTACTTGGTACCTGCCGCCAATGCTTGCTGAGCAGCGAGTGGCGACATGCTTGCAGCAATCGCAAGCTCAGGACTGCCGGTGGCGTCATAGACCGCCTTCCCAGCCGTGCTGCTGAGCACGTTGTTCAAGACTTGCCCGGCCAGTTCTCCACGCGTGCCGGGGTTAGCAACGCCGGAAAGTGCCCCGCCAGCTGACTGCAGATAGCCGCCCTCATACTCAGGATTCACAGGGTCGATCATGCCGCGAGTGGGGGCGGTGCGGCGCATCTGGTTTTGCAGCCATTGCCCGGACCCAATATCCCGACTGCGGTCGCCTACAGACAGGGCATCAGGCGCGGCCCGTCCAGTTGCTGCTTGATAGGCAGTACCAAGCGCGGCCTTGCCCAAGTCGCGGATGTTGTACGCCGTGTCGGCAGGCAGCCCGGCCAGTTGAGTAAGGCCCCGGAAGAAGCCAGTACCTACAGCGTTCCCAGCGTCCACAGCAGTGCTGCCGCTCCCCTTGGGGCGGTCATCCTCCACAAGCTCAAACCGGCCTTTCTTGGGCTCGTCCTCAACCAGTTCAAAGGCCATTGGTTACTCCTTTTGCCATTGCATGCCGTTGGAGATGAAGTATGCGCCTGTCTCCTTGTCACGGTATCTTTGGCCTTTATTTGTCCTGTTGGCCGTTGGCAACTGGTCAACAATCGTGGGGCTTTTTGGCGCGGCCGCGCTTTCTTGCTGGTCCTGCAAAGGCGCAATTCCTGCTCTCGCTGGGTCGCCTCCGTTTTGCGCAAGGGCTTTCATTTCATAACGACGCACTTCTTTAGCGGCCGCGATCCGCTGAGCCACCGGCAACGTCCGGTCAGCCACGCGACCAGCCGCGTCCTTGTATCCGTCTACGTCCACATTAGACTGCGGCCCTTCGAAACGAGGCACATTCTTGACCATGTTGGCCGAGACAATATCCAGCTGACGCGACACCAAAGAGCCTTCTGTGGCCTTGCCGAAGATAGCTGCGCCCTTATCCAGCGCAGCGCCAATGCCACTCCCTGTCGGGCCTTGACCGAGAAGTTCAATAGCGCGGTCAGCATTGGTCAGGTTTTCGGCTGCGTTGCGTGCCTTACCTTCTCGGGTCAGAACTTGGTCAGCGCGACCAAGCGCAAGCTTTTGATCTGCTGCAGCCTGTGCGGGGGACTGCAATGGAATGCCAGGCCCCGCCTGCATCTGTGGCGCTGCATTGGTCATCCCGTATGCTTGATTTGGGCCGGCCCCCTGAAAGTTGGTTACTGGGTTGGCAATGCCATTCGCGGCAGCGTCTTGCGCAATCAACTGTTGCAATTGCGGCGTCAAGCGCTGATTGCCAGCGACCGGGGGCAAACTACCTGCACCCTGCTGCTGTTGTGCCGCTTGGTTCGCCATGTCACGAGCTTGGGCGCGGGTCATCTGCCTGGGGCCTGAAGGCAGCTGGACAACCACCAAGTCGTTGTCAGCTCCAATGTTGGCAGTCTCCCGTGCGCGGCCAATGTCATAACCGTACTTCGCGCGCTCTGTAGCAGCCGTCTTAGAGCCTTCCAAGCTGGCAACGGACTCGGCGTAGCCCGGCTCATAGCCAACCGTGCCATTGCGACGGATCATCCCGTTTTCCAGCTTGGGGATCATCCGCTCTTCGCCGGTCACAGGGTCGCGGTAGGTCGTGCCTGGCTCCAGCTTGATGCCCTCTTTGGCGAACTTGTATGCGGGCAGGAAGTCCGGGCCTTTAGCGGCTTGGATGGCGAGAATGTCGTCCATTGTGAAGGGGAACCCGCCTGATTGCTGCTGACCGCCTTGCATACCCCCGCCTTGCATGCCCTGTCCCCCCTGGCTAGGCATGCCGCCTTGTGCGCCAGGCATCTGCCCACCGCCTTGCGCAGACATTCCGCCACCTCCACGATTGAGGCGGCTTTGAATCAGGTCGTTGAGGCCCTTGGCCTGGGCCATTTGCTGCATGCGCGCCTGATTCTGTGATTCGTTCTCAGCAATCTGGGAGAGGACATATTGTTGCTGCATGCGAGCAGCGGCCTCTTTAGCCTGCCGGTCTTTCCCTGCCTCCATGAACTGCATAGCCCCGGCGATTCGCTGCCCGGCGCTCATTGGCTGCGCTTGCGGACCTGCCATGGAAAGAAGACCAAGACCAAACCGGCCTTCGTCAGAATTGAGTGCGTCAAGAAGCCCCATGGACTGCTCCTAGTAGTTCTGTTTTCAAGCTGCGCCCGCGCCTCGAAGCTCGTCTTCCCATGCGCGTTGACGTTCTTCTTCTTCGCGCTTCTTCTTGGCTTCTGCCGACTCTTCTTCGGGAGTCAACGCCTTCACTGTCTTGTCGGTGATGCCGCCATTGGTGAATGGGTTCTGAGCCGCCCAGTTGATCAGGCCGAACGAGGGATTCGCGTATTGTGCGGGCTGCCCATTGGGGCCGGTTTGTGGCGCAGCTGCGAGCAATCCCGCCTGTTGTGCTTGCGCGCCGCCTGGCTTGTAGCTGGCCGGCATCTGGAAGTTAGGCCCGAGCAAGCCCCCCATTTGCTGCATCAGGGCTGGGAACAGCTCGTTGTTGAACCGGTCGTTCTGCGAAAACTGGTTCTGATATGCAGTCTTCTGCATGTCGTTGAACGGGTTCTGCTGGTAGTAGTTCTGCAGGTCTTGGCCCGTCTGGAGGTTCTTCTCCAGCCATGGAGCGGCAGGGCCCCATGGGTCTTTGGAGGCAGTAGACCCACCTCCACCACCGCCTTTGCTGGTAAGACTCTTTACAGACGCTGCTGCGCCCAAACCTGCTGCGACCATTCCGAAGGACATATCAAGCCTCGATTTCTGCCGCTTTGTTTGCGACGATTTGGGGGTTTTTGGGGCCGCCTAGAAGTTCATCGGCGGTGGAGTAGGTCAACAGTTCAACCAACTTTCGCGGGTCGGTTTCAGTCGTCGGGAAGAAGTTCGTCCACACTGCATCCTCTACAGCAAAAGCGGCGTTCTTGGCGCCTGGCTTGCATGTGAGAGTGTGCGGGGCGGTGATCTCTACCACACCGTCTTCCGTCACCAGCTTTAACGTACCAGCCGACAGGACGACGATGCTTTCCGCCTTGTGTACGGCCCCGATCAGCGTGGTCCCTTTGGGGATGCGGATCTCGCGCGCGTACAGCCCCGGAATGAACCGCTCCGTCACAGGGCAATCAATCTGTGGCGCGCTGAGCATGGACGCCTCCAGGGCATCCACTCGCTCACGGATGGTTTGCGCTACTTCTGTCATCAGAAATAGGTCCCGAGGTCTTGATTCCCGAAGCCCGAGCCAGTACCGAAGCCGGTGGAGTTAGACCCCCCCGCCGAGTTCGCCGATGGGCGGCTGTTGTACCAGCTGGACCCGACCTGCGCCAAGCCCGCCGCGCCCAGCAGCGGGTCAGAGCCGCCGCCCGATTGGGTGGAGCTGCCGTAGCCCTGGCCGATGGAGTTGGCACCCTGGCTGAACTGGTTCCAGTAGTTGTAGGGCGTGTTTTGCACCGCTCCTGCAGCTTGCTGGGCGCCCTGTCCATACTGATATTGTCGGTCAAGTAGGCCGAAGGTGCCTTGCAGCCCAAGCTGTTGCTGGCCTAGCGCGAGATTGCCCGCCGCATTTGCTTGGGAAGCGGCTGCGTTCGCCATGCTGGCGTTAGCTCCGGCCATGCCGACTTCGTAAGATTTATCAGTCGAATAACGCTGATTATCAGCATTCGTCATCCCCAGGTTAAAGGACTGATCGGTTGCGTAGCGCTGATTTCCGGCGTTCTGCAAGCCGAGTGCATATTGGTTGTCAATCCCCCGATTTGTCGCATCCAGTTGTCCGTACCCTAGCCCTGTTTGCTGGTCGATCCCGTACTTCTGCATGTTACGGTTCATCTGGTTGTTGTAGTCGGTCCCGTACAGATTGGAGAGACTGTTCGTAATCGCGTCACTTGTCCGGCCCATCGCCAGCCCTTCAGCGATGCCTTGACGCGACCCACCAAACCCACCAGAGGCGACTGCCTGCGAGCGGACACCAGGTAGGACTTGCTCGTTCAGATTCCGTGTAGCTTGCTGGGTGATGCCCGCTGCCATCTGGTCGAGGTAGGGGTTCTTCTCGTAGCCCTGGAGCTGCGCTCCACCCATTTGGGCACCACGCGCCATGGCAGGAGCAGCCCCGCCCATGTACTGATTGACGTTGCCCAACGTAAGGTTGGGGTTGACCGTCTGAGCGGCTTGCAACAGATCGCTGTTGTTCAAGCCAAGCTCTTGCGCCCTGGCTTGAATGGCGCCGGGGTTGTTCATGTTTGCCTGCATGAACTCTGCAGCTGCGCTTAGTTGTCCTGGGGACCAATTGGTAGCCATGTCTTTCTCCTACAGTTTCGTCCAAGCGCTGCTGACCCGCGCGTAAATCCCAGCCCCAGCGCCGGGGTTCCAAGTCGCGCCGTCTGCTTTCACAATCATCCCCTCATAGATCCTAGAGGGCGCAGCGTAAAGCGTGGTCAGGATGACGCCATTCACGGCGGATTCCATCGCTTGCCGGATGTTCTGCTGCTCCTGCGCGAACCATTGAGGGTCCCATTGAGCAGGAGGATTTCGAGGGGTGTACATCAGTAAGCCCCCGCTTGAACAACGTCGATGTCAAACGACCTCACGCGCCAGGGTTCAAACCCTGTGCCTTCAAACCGGTAAGCCAAGAACCGACCAGAGGCAAAGGCGTCAATCTTGATCGACCCACCAACCACGAAAGCCACAGGACTACCCCAGTTCACATTTTCAATCGCATTCATCGCACCACCGATGGTAATGTTGACCACTGTGCCGTTAGGTGCGTCGATTTTAGGACGAATCCCGCGAATTAGCTTGACTGAATAGGGGTCACCCATCGGATCGCCGGTTCGTTCAAGACTGGATGCGATGGTGCCGCCGAAGTCCGTGGTTCCGATGTCGAAGGCGGAAATGTTCGTTGTGCGAGAAAACAGAACCCGCGCCTCGTTAGCTGCGTACTCGTTTTCATTCCAAGCAGTTGCGTCGGTGTCCCATGCATCGGGGTCGGAGTCCCATTGCAGGATGGTTGAATCTGCGTTGATCTGCCCGGATGACGCATAGGTGCAGTTCACCAGCGAACGAATCCCCCAGGTCTTGGATATCCAGTTGTACACAGCAGCCGTATCGCAGGCCGTCGCATCAGCGGATGGGAAACAGATCAACACCTCTGCCTTCTGAGGGTTGGACACGACAAACGCCCGATTCGACAGAATCGAGTTCATCGTGTTGAAGATGAACTTGCGGATTGACCCGTCGCAAATAGAGGATGCCGGCCCGCCTTGGTGGACAACCACGTCACCATTGGTCAACACGACATGCCCGATTGGAGTATCCACCGCGCAGCCAGGCGCAAGCATTCCGACTTCACCGGGGAGGCGTTGGAAAGCGAAGATGTCCTGTCCACCGACAAACCGCATGGAGTACATCGAGCGCTGTTTGTAGATGATCAGCTGATCGCCCATGGGGAGGGAATCGACCATGGTGTCGGCAGTCTCGGCGAGATCCACTTCGCCCGCGTCGTTTGCAGGATTGGTTTCATCCCAAGACGAGGGGACCGCCCCAGGGACTGCAGGGTTGGACCACTTCACCATGTGAGGGTAGACGCTCGCGCCCTTGCGGATTCCAACTGCAACAAGGAAGTTCTTGAACGGACGGATGGAGTAGGCCCTCCAAGTCGAATCCCAGGCCGTCAGAGCGACCGCAGGCGAGCCCGTAGCACCACCCCACTGCCAAGGTACATCAATGGAGTTGTTGACGATCAGAACGCCGTTAAACGCGCCACCGGTGTAGCGGTTGTCAATGGCTCCGGTTGGGGCAGGGGTGGGGGTGATGTCGTATTGCGCCGTGCCGTCATAGGCGTAGAGCTTCGTCAAACAACCCGTCACCCAATACCGAATGTTCATCGAGGCGTAGGGCGTGATCCAGTACGGAGCAGCAGATGGAGTCCCGAACACGTTGGACATGCCTCGGAACCTCTCGGCGAACCCACCACGAAACCGCATGTTGGTACACGCCGACCAAGCTCCTGCACTGACTTCTTCCGGCATGATGTCCGGATAGAAGCCGAGCGAGCAGTCTTTGTAGGGGATCATTGCCATTTAGATAGGCTCGTAGAAACCAGGGGGAGCGGTCAGGCCTTGACCTGTCAACCACGTGGGAGTGATGGTCCCGGCTTGGAACTCCAAGAAGATTTCGAGGTGGCGGGCCTTCAGGTTGTTCGCCACCAGGCCATCCACGATCCATTGGTTGTTCGTGGGATTGGCGGGCATGTACGGGCCGACCAAAGCCGCCCATTCCGCCTTTTTGGCGTTGCGCATGGCCAGTTTCTCAGCGGGGTTGAAGTCTGCGGTTCCTGGCATGAAGCCCTCCACTTTCACCAATGGGTACTTGCACTTGTCGATGACGTACATCGTGTAAACACAGCGATCAGGGCCGGCTGCGACGTTCTTGTATTCCAAACCACCATAGCCCGAGTCGCCCCATAGCGAGCCCATGGAGTTCTTGAACAGGAACCGCTGTGCGTCGTCGTCGTATCCGATGACCGGCACCACATGCTCCGAAGACCCGAAATCAGTGGGCAGAACGTGCGTTTTCCACCCTTTGTACTGGACAGCTGCTGCCCAGTTGCGAGGGACCATCATGGAGATTAGAACCACCATGCCTTGGCACAAGTACCACTTCACCGTCTCCACCGCGTCGTCATTGCGATAGACCACCGGCCGCATGCTGATCGGCGTTTCAAGCTGGGCCTTTAGCCGAGCGGCAAGGCCAGGCTGCAGGGACCAGTTCAGATAGCCGTTGAAATCTGCGTTCTTGCAGACTCCATAGCGCTGGATGGCATCGGCGAGTTCGGGCAGGCTGGCGCTGTGGTCACCTGGTGGCAGGCCTCTGTTCTCATCCCCCACTGCCCGCAGAAAACTCCAGCTGTACCCGCGCTCTCCGCCGCCCCGCTCGGCGATCGTATCGAATGCCTCAATCGTGTTGAAGCGCCCGCATTGAAGCGTCGGGCCCTGGTCCTCAACGTTCAATCGCTGAGGGTGCAGGTTTACGCTTCGGGGGTAGACTGTAGCGAGTTCCATTGAATGTTCCGTCCTTCAACGTCTGCGCGGAAAGCTGCAAGAGTTGTGATTGGGGGGTCTGCTTCGGCCAATACCAGATCGCGGAAATCATTTCGCCGGGTGTTCTCCATTTCGGCGAGGATGGTGTTCAGCTCGGCGCGATACTGGGCAAGGGTGATGACAGGCGGAGGCGGCGCAGTCAGTGACGACGCATCACGCGACATGCCATCCCAGATCCAATCGACCTGCGCAGTTTCGGTCTTGATCCAGACTTGGGTGGTGTTGTTGGTGATGTAGTCAAAGAACCATTGCTCAAACCAATTGATATCAGTGACTACGTTATCGACAACACCCGCGCAGCGGTAAGTTTCAGCCATCAGATTTCTCCCCAAATGCGGAGTTCTCCGCGTATGCCAGCACCTGAATTGGTGCCATTCGTAGATGCGGCGCCCCCGGCTCCAGCGCCGGTCCCTGGCGTAATGACAGTGCCAGCTGAATTACATGTGCCCCCCGCCGCACCAAAGATGCTTTGGGTAGCAGCAACACGGGTATTTGTCGTGTCAATAGAGTCGCCTCCAGAAGCGCCATACACAGATCCTGCCAACCCAGCGCTTAGCGTGGAGCCGCCGCCGCCGTAGTAGGCCCATATATTCGCCGTCTGATCCGCGCCTTGAGTCACAGCGCCATTTGTTCGGTTGAACGCTGCGCCACCCACCGCGCCGTTTGCGCCGCCGCCGCCAACTCGGCCACCTTGTGACGTGAGTCCTTTAAATGTTGCGTTGCTTCCAACATTCCCTCCCGTAGCATCCACCGTCACAGCGGCGCCAGGCGCACCCAATACCAACACCTCAGTTGCCGACATTTGGCTAGAGAGGAAGCGGAATGGGGCCAGCGCACCACCCCCACCTCCAGCCCTGTTTGTCCCAGCGGCCTTGCGGTCACCGCTGGCTCCAGCTGCAATCAACTCACCTGAAAACGCGGTGTACCCTGGTGGTTTAGTCCAAACGTCACTGGCGGTAAAAACTTTGTAGCCAGCATGCCAAACAATAGTTCTGAGAGTAGTCCCATCGCACTGCACGAACCGGACTTCGCCGGGGTACATGATGTAGGAAGTCAGCCCGTCAATTGTTTCTGATCCACTTGGATCAAGAGTCACGTCGCCCGTGCCGGAGTTGCCCAGGATGATCCACCACTTATCACCAAGGGTTGCCACTGCGTCAAAGGTCTGGGTGAACGTGCCCGAGGTGACATCCACCCACGAACCATTGTCCAAGGCCGCAAGCATGGTATTGCTTGTCCGGGCAGAGCGTGCAATGAGTGTCCGGGCATCCAACAGGACGATGATGGACCAGTCAGCGAACGTGCCAGAGCCTCCTATCGCGTCCACAAGCACCGACATAGCCCCGGTCGTAGAGTCATATGCCGAGCACGTACCCAGCATGTAATTCGCGATGTTGGCTTGAGACGTAATCTTGATGCGCTGACCGACACCAAATGCACGATTCGCCTGCGTGGTGAAGGTCTTTGTGCCCGTACCAATCAGCAGCGAAGTCGTGGAAGTTCCTGTGGAGTATTGGCCAGAGGACTGAGCTGCGATGTTGATCTGAGCGGCAGTGGCTACTACAGCCTCATTGCCGAGGTTGGGGAAAGAGCCTTGAACTGCGGCTTTGATCAGGCGCAGATGGTTGTCGCCCAGGGACTTGGGATCAGTCCCCGTGGGGTTGGCTGGGACCAGCTGCCCGATGAACGATGCGGTTTCGAGTGCCATTAGTAGCCCCGGTTGATGTTGCGCACGCGCAGTGCGGAGCCGGTGAATTGAGCGGCTTTATCGGAGTCGCGCAGCTCGCTCATGTCTTTGTTGTATTTGCCCTCCCACATCACAGCCCTATTGTCATCAAAGATGAACGGCGAAGCCTCTGCCAGCGCGCCGAACAGGTAGATGGATGGGAAGTTGGTCAGCAGCCAGTTGGTATCTCCGTCAGCAGATAGGGCCGGGAACTTGGCGTAGTAGCTCACAGAGATGGGGTAGATGGCATCCGGCATGGGGCCGAAGATCAGCTGATCCCCATCAATCGAAAACACCACCGGCTGGCCATCGAAGGTCTGCGGGTAGCGTGAATTGATGTGCTCCACAGTTGCGAAGGAGATAGGCGTGGGGTTGTCAGTGTTCAGCGACACGTCATTGAACTCCAGCCAGTCAGTCGGGAGCGTAATGCCTTGAGCTCCTGCAACCGTGCTCAGCGTCGCGCTGGTCAGCTGCTTGCGCAAACGCAGATCCCGCGCGATCTTGGCCTCAGCCAGGGCGATTAGATCGGGGATGTTGTCCGTCAAGTCTGTGCGCTTCAACCAAGACGCCACAGACGTTTTCAGGCCGGCATAGGTAGTGAGGCTCACACTTGCCCCTTCCAGATGCGGAAGTGCGACAACTCGGGCGAATTGAGAATGCGGCGGGAATGCTCTTGCGAACCCATGCACTCACGGAATGTTATGCCGTTGTCGTTGCAATACCGTTCAATGACGACGAAGGGGATGCGACCAGCGTGCTTCATCTCGCCGGAACCGTGATGGCCTTCCTTGTGTCGTGCCTGGGCATCTTCAAGGATTGCATCGCAGTCCTGAATCGTGCCGGTGGTCATGGACCCGTCCCCATTCATCTGGACGACAGACCGAACCCCACCAAGACCGACATCGAGGGTCCGCATCAGTTGTTCTCCAGAGGAACCACGTTGACCTTGCCTGCCAAAGTACCTTGGATGTAGGCAATATGCGTGATGCCAGCAGGAACAGAAAGGTTGATTGAGTCGCCAGGCTGGATCATGATGTCGTTGGCGGTTGCGGCAACCCCAACAAGACCGAGCTTCACGTAAGACTCATTGATCGCAGAAACCCGCACGTAATTGGGGCGCGACCCACTGGAAGTAACGGGGATTGCAGACGCGGCCGAAGCGGCGCCCGTAGCAGCGGTGAACCCGACTGCGGTTACGGTGATGAATCCACCGCCATAGACTTTGCTCATATGTGCTCCAGCGTCATCGCGACGTTAGGAAAAAGAAAGGGGCCGAAGCCCCTATTTTGTGCTTACGCCGGGGTGAAAGCAAGCGTGATGGTCCCCGCTCCAGCAGCACCCAAGGCACCGCTGATCAGGATGCCCACCCGCGTGCCAGCCGCCATATCCACTTGCGCCGCAACAGGCACAAACGCAATTGGCTGCAGCAAAGAGCCTTGCATACTCACAGCATCCGATGCAGCAGTACCCGATGCAATCGCCGTACCGTTACCAGCGCGGACGATTTGCGCTGTCACCGCGTTGGTCGCCGCAGTAACGCGGGCGATGGTCGCCGATTGCAGGATGCAGCGCCGGGTCAGCGCCACCGCAATCATAGTGACAGCCGCCGAGGTGTACGGCACCGTAACGTAGATGAACGAACCAACGTCACCGTCAGTACCTTCCAGACCAGCAGAGCCGTCAGCAAGTTGTTTGATATTGATCGACATAGTGTTCTCCTTTTGAAGAGACGGGGCCGAAGCCCCATCGGATTACAGAATGTCGTACACAGCGCCGTGGGCCTTGGGAGCGCGGCATTCCAGCGTGTATTCCACGAGGATTTCGCGCTTCTCAGCGTCACCGGTCTTGGCGAGTTCGACCGTCATGAACGGACGCAGGTAGGCGATGGCCAGCTTGTCGGACTGCAGAATGAACACGTCGCGTGCAGCTTGGAAGCGGTTGGGGATCGCTTGCAGGGTGCCGAAGTCCGACACGTAGTAATCGACCGAAGCGTAGAGCTTGGCGTCTTCCGACTTGTCGAAACGGGTCGCGTTGCCGGTGAAGCCCGAGAACGTCTGTTTCGCAGGAGGCGACATCATGATCATGTCAGGCTCACCACCAGCGGTGTACACCTTCTGGATCACGTCCTTGATCTGCGCTTCAGTGAACGCTCGCTGCGTACCTGGCGTGTAGCCGGTGTTCGCGGTGTACGACGCGAGAGTACCGCCGTTGTTGTTGACGTTGTCCACGACCCAGCCACGCAGGCCACGCGATTGACGTGGAGCGGTCGCAAGCACATCGTTCTGAGTCAGGCCCAACTCCATGTCGCGCTTGATTTCAGCCGATGCCAGGGCCAGCTGATAGGCCAGCTCGTCCTTGCGCCCGGCTGGGTTCATCGCTTGTTGCGTGCCCGAGACAATCACCGTCTTGGTGGAAATCTGGGTGCGGTTGTTCAGGCGAACCGTGGGGGTAACCGTCTTGGCAACAGCATCATCGCCTTCGGCCTGGGCGTTCGCAGCAGCTGCGGCCAGGTCTTGGGTTTGCCACTCGTGCAGCGTGTTGGTGGCCTTCGTCTTCGAAGCCATGTTCAGCACGGGGGTCTGCGTGGGGGAGATGCGATAGATCGCGTCGGTGAGATCCTCACGGTTGCCGATTGCGGCGGTGGTGAGGAATGTTCCAGATGGAGCAGCCATTTCAATATCCTTTCAGCGCTTCTCAGCGTTAGAAATCAAGTCAAAGAAGCCCAGCAAACACCGCTGCGGCGTCTTCCACCCGTCCGCTCTTGGCGAGCTTCTGGAAGGCAGACGAACGCTTGTCCAACGCCTGGTTTTGACCAACTCCAGGGCGCTCAACCTTTTGGGGGAGCGCGGCAACCTTCTTTGCGGCTGCACTGGCTTTGGCCGTCAACTGATCGTAAAGCATCGCCTTGCGGGCGACTGTCACGGTCTTGGCGTCGTAGATGTTCGCTACGCTTTGCTCGTCAAATCCCTGACCTTTCAGGTACTCGGCGAGCGCTTTTTGCTCGGCCTTCGCAGTCTCTTGGTTCTTCCACTCGGGGACCTTGGCGAGGAGTTCTTCTCGCTGGTCTTGCAAGTGGGTAGCAAGTGCCTGCTGTTGCTCGTGCTGGTGGATCTGTTGAATCTGCTGTTGTTGCCCGTACACCTGGTTCAGCGCTG